TCAAGTTAAAGAAATTGACTTAACGAATGTCGTACCAGCAGTTGCAACCTCAATAGGTGCGATTGCGTGTCCCTTTGAAAAGGGGCCAGTTTCAGAGGTAACAAATATTACTTCTGAAGAACAATTATTAAAAACATTTGGTAAACCAAAACCTGACAGTAATCAGTTTGAGTGGTGGTTTACAGCTGCAAACTTTTTGCAGTATTCAGATTCATTACAAGTAGTTCGTGTAGAATCAGCAATTACAAATGCAACTGCTGATGGTAACGGATTATTGATTCGTGATACAGACCATTATTTAGATTCCTTTGGAGATGGTCAGGGTTCGGTTGGTGAGTGGGCAGCAAGAACTGCTGGAACACACGGTAACTCAGTGGGTGTTTCCATTTGTGCAACCGCATCTGCATACGAACAAACAAGTGTAACAACAACATCTGAAAGTGCAAGTGCAGATGCAACTACTGTATCTTTAACTTCTACATCAGAAATTGGTGTTGGTGATATTCTTCACTTTCAAGAGACAGATGGTAGTGAGTATGAGGTAACTGCCGTTGATTCTGCAACAGTAACGATTAAGTTACTAGACAATCCAAATGGTGATGGTCTAAAATCAGCAATCTCATCTGGAACTACGGTTCGTAGACGTTGGAGATTCTATGATTTATTTGAAGATGCTCCTGGCACTTCAGACTGGGCAACTCAAAATGGTAGAGGAACATCTGATGAGTTACACATAGTTGTTTATGACCATCAAGGAAAGATATCAGGGTTTGACGTAGATTCAAATGGTCAAAGAACTAATGCGGTATTAGAAACTTACAGAGCCCTTTCAAAAAATAACGAAGCAAAATCTCCACAAGGAGATAGTATTTACTATCCAGATGTCATATACAGACAATCAGAATACGTTTACTGGATGGATCACAACTCAAGTGGAACTAATTGGGGTACTAACTTAGATGGTGCAACTGGTGGTGATTTGTTATTAGATGGTACAGATGGTTCTTCATCTGATGCTGGTGATAAAGTTCTCTTGAACAGAACTGACTCAGGTGGTACTGATGCTGGTGATAACATAGATTTGGAAAGTGGTGTCTCTGCTTATGTTGCAGTAGATACTCCAACAATATCTGAACTTGCTGGTGGAACTGACGATTATGCAGTGACCGCTGGTGAGATAAAACTTGCATACGATAAGTTCTTAGATACAGAATCATTAGACATAAACTTAGTTCTTGGTGGTCGTGGAGGTGGTGCTGGTGATACTTCATCATCACAAGACACTCATGTAACTATGATTACAGATTTGGTTGAGAAAAGAAGAGACTGCGTAGGATTTGTCTCTCCATATCGTTCTGCAACAGTTGGTGTTACATCAACTATCACACAGGCATCAAATGTTAAAACTGCATTTGATTTATGTCCATCATCTTCATACATGGTATTTGACAGTTCATACAAATATATGTATGACAAATACAATGATGTATTTAGATTTGTTCCAATGAACGGAGACACTGCTGGACTTTGTGCATTTACAGATAGAGTTAATGATGCATGGTTCTCTCCTGCTGGTTACAATCGTGGTAATGTTCGTGGTGCAATCAAGTTATCATTTAACCCAACAAAGGCAGATAGAGATACTCTTTATCGTGCGAGAGTTAATCCAGTGGTTAACTTTCCAGGCCAAGGTGTGGTTTTATTTGGTGATAAGACTGCACTTACAAAACCAAGTGCATTTGATAGAATTAATGTTAGAAGGTTATTCTTGGTTCTTGAAAAAGCAATCGCAACTGCTGCTAAGTTCCAACTCTTTGAGTTCAACGATGAATTTACAAGAGCTCAGTTTAGAAACTTAGTTGAACCTTTCTTGAGAGATGTTCAAGGTCGTAGAGGTATTACAGACTTCTCTGTAGTTTGTGACTCAACTAATAACACAGGTGAGGTAATAGATAGAAACGAGTTTGTTGCAGACATCTTTATTAAACCTGCTAGGTCTATTAACTTCATAACCCTTAACTTTATTGCTGTTAGGACAGGGGTTTCATTTTCTGAGGTAGGAGGTTAATCATGGCAAACATAGACGATTTTAAAGCAAACTTAATAGGTGGTGGTGCTCGTGCAAACCAATTTAGAGTTACAGTAACACCACCGCCTGGAATCGCAATCGGTCTTGATGTTCGTAGAACTTCCTTTTTATGCACCGCAACTAACTTGCCGGGAATGACAATCGGTGAAATTGCAGTTCCATTCAGAGGTCGAAACATTTATATTGCTGGTGAACGAGACACATTTCCAACTTGGACAACTACATTTTATAATGATACTGACTTTATGATTAGAAACGCAATGGAAAGATGGAATAATGGTATCAACGACCTTGCAGACGCAACTGGTGTATCTGCTCCTGCTGACTATCAATCAGATTTATTTGTTGAACAGTTAGACAGGGATGATACGGTTCTTAAAACTTATATTTTCAAAAGTTGTTGGCCGACTGCTACATCACAAATTGATTTAAGTTCTGCAACAGTAAACCAACTTGAGACATTTGAAGTCACTTGGAGATACCAACACTTTGAAGCATCTGGTGTGAACTTCTAATATTATCCTACTAAATAGTAGTACAAATTAGGAGATATCATGGCAGAACTTTTTGGATTTAAGTTTGAGAAAATAAAGGACAGTAAGGGAAGTGAGAAGTTCACTTCCCCTACACCTGATGACGGAACGATTGACATCGCTGGTGGTGGGTTCTTTGGACAAATCTTAAACACAGATGGTAGAGAACGAACTGAACAAGATTTAATTCGTAGGTATCGTGACATTGCACAACAACCAGAATGTGATAGTGCGATTGAAGATATTATCAACGAAGGTATTGTGTCGGACGAAAGAGACCAATCCGTTTCTATTGTCTTAGATCAACTACCCTATCCCAAAAAAATTAAAGATAGTATAAGAAACGAATTTAGTGAAGTTCTTAGTTTACTTGACTTTGACGTAAAAGGTCATGATATATTTCGTAGGTGGTATGTTGATGGTAGATTATTTTATCATAAAGTTATCAATAAATCTGCACCAAGAAAAGGTATTCAAGAGTTAAGGTTTATTGAACCAAGAAAAATACGAAAAGTACGAGAGGTGCAAAAAGAAGTAAAGGGTGCTTCTAGTACAGAACTCATAAAAAAAGTACAAGAATATTACATTTATAATGATAAAGGATTATACACTGCTGGTGGAACGCAAGAGGGTATTAAGATTGCACCAGACAGTATCACATACTGTCCATCTGGTTTAATAGATCAAAACAAAGGACACGTTCTTTCTTATCTACACAAAGCAATCAAACCTGTTAATCAGTTAAGAATGATTGAGGATGCAGTTGTTATCTATCGTATATCAAGAGCTCCAGAAAGACGTATATTCTATATTGATGTTGGTAACTTACCAAAGATTAAAGCAGAACAATACCTAAAAGACGTAATGAATCGTTATCGTAACAAGTTGGTATATGACGCATCAACTGGTGAAATAAGAGATGACAGAAGTCATATGTCCATGTTAGAAGATTTCTGGTTACCAAGACGAGAAGGTGGTAGAGGAACAGAGATTACTACACTTCCAGGCGGTTCTAATCTTGGTGAGATAGATGACATCAAATATTTTCAGAACAAATTATATCGTGCATTGAATGTTCCTGTATCTCGTATGGAGGCAGAGAACAATTTTAGTCTTGGTCGTTCAACAGAGATTACAAGAGATGAACTCAAGTTCACAAAGTTTGTACAAAGACTGAGAAAGAAATTTACACCACTCTTTACTGATGTGCTTAAAACACAATTAATTTTAAAAGGTATTATAAGTTTAGAAGAGTGGCCACAAATAAAAGAACATATACAATATGATTTTTTACAAGATGGACACTTTGCAGAACTAAAGAAAGCAGAGATATTAGAGAATCAATTACAGTCTTTGCAGAACGTAGAGTCTTATATTGGAACATTCTTTAGTAAGAAATGGGTACAGAAAAATGTTCTCAATATGACAGATGGTGAGATAGAAGAAATGCAAAATGAAATGAATAAAGAGGCTGGTGCTGATCCAGAAGATGGTGGTGTTGATATGCCACAAAGTTCAGACGGTATTACACGTTTTCCATCACAAGATGGTAATCCAATACCCCCAGACGATTTAGCAAAATATGATGGTCAAGAACCAGATAATGAAGGAGATCAACAATGAGTACAGATGAAATAGTAAACGCATTATCAAAAGATGATAACTTAGGTGCAGAATCTTCATTTAAGTCCGTGATGCAACAAAAAGTTGGTGATGCACTTGAGATGAAAAGAAGAGAAGTCGCAAACAATTTTGTTAAGACACCACAGGTAGAGGAAGATGACGAAGAAGTTTAACGACTTATACGTTCCTGTTTTAGAGAGGGACGATCACAAAAAGTCTAAGGAGTATAAGAAACTTTCTCCTAAGATGAAGGACGCAGTGGATTCTATTTTCAAAGTTATGGACTCTAAACCTCAAGATTTCCTAAATACTTTTACTAAAACTATAACTGCAACCTCAAAAAAATACAGAGTCCCAGAAAAGGAACTTATGAAATATTTTGAACGAGAAATGTTAACAATCTAAGGAACGAATATGGCTTTAAAATTAGTAAGGTTCATAGGCAGTATTACATTAGGTGACGATAATGCCTCTGGAATCGAAATCGGTAAACTATCAGGAGGTTCTGCGTTTAGAGTGAGTGAGTTTGGAGGTAATGATATATTTTTTAAAATTACACTCAATTCAGATAGGACAGCAGTCACCGCAACAAATGGAATGTATTTAAAGGCCAGTACATCAATTACAGTAGTTCCAGAAGAGATAATAAAAAATGGTGAAGGAAAGGCATTATTGGACGGAACAGACAGTTCGAGTTCAAATGCTGGTTCTTTTATATCAATGGAAGACGAAACTGATGCCTCAAGTAATGTTGGTAATGCACTTCAATACAATTTCGGACAAACTTCTTACTTTATCTCGATCATTAATGAAACTGCTGGTAGTAATGGTAAAATTTATGTACAAGAAGTTGCACAACACGGCACCATGTAAAGGGAACTCAGTATGAAGTTAATATCAGAACACATAGAGGATGTTGAATACATCACCGAAGAAAAAGACAACGGAGAAAAGACATACAAAATAAAAGGTGTCTTTATGCAATCTGAAGTAAAGAATAGAAATGGTAGAGTATATCCGTTTCCAGTTCTTGAAAAAGAAGTTAATAGATACAACAAAGATTATGTCAATGAAAATCGTGCGTTTGGTGAGTTGGGACATCCTGACGGGCCAACCGTAAATCTTGAACGTGCATCTCACATGATTACATCTTTAAAACCAGAGGGAAAAAACTTCATTGGAGAAGCAAAGATTCTTAAAACTCCTATGGGTAAGATAGTGGAAAACCTTATGGATGCTGGTGGAAAGTTAGGTGTATCTTCAAGAGGTATGGGTAGTTTAGAACAAAAGAATGGTGCAAACTATGTAAAGAATGATTTTTATCTTGCAACTGCTGCTGATATTGTTGCAGACCCTTCCGCACCAAATGCTTTCGTACAAGGAATCATGGAAGGAAAAGAGTGGGTTTGGGATAATGGTGCGTTAGTTGAGGAAGAATTAATTAGAATGAAGAAAAGAATCAACGAAAATGTTAGAAAAAGACACGCAAATCAAGATGCATTAGAGTTTGCAAAGTTTCTAAAACTTTTATAATTTATAAATAACTTTACAAATAACTTAAACAAGGAGAAATCCCCATGGCGAATGAGATAGACAAAACCATTGAGGAATTAGAAGCGGAAGTCAGGGCAGAAATAGAAGAGGCCATGCACGATGCTCCTAAGAAGTCTGCTGTTCCAGCAGAACCTATGAAAAAACAAAAAAATGGTGAAGTACAGGACACAGGTAAAGCGGTAGTGTCACCAACTCAAGGTGATTCCCCTGCTAAGAAAGTTGCTGCTGCTGCAAAAGAAGTTGGTAGTGACAAAGCACAAAAGGGTGAAGTTCCACCAGAGAAAATGAAAAAAGTAAAAGAAGGTTATACAGACGAAGAAATTCGTGAGTTGTGTCATTCAAAGGATCATGACTGTGCAATAGTTGTGGAACATCCTGAGTGGGGTAAAGGTAAACCAGTTCACGGTTCACACGCAATTCCAGATGACGAGGGAAATGTTGAGTGGTATGACGTTCAGTTCAAACATGGTATTGAAGAAAAAGTCATGGCAGAGGACATGAAGATTGTGGTCTCTGAGGCACATCATGAAGAGAAAATGCCTAAGACCAAAGCAGAAATGATTAATGCTATGAATGACATGATGAAGAAAATGAAAAAAGATGAAATGAAAACTATGTATGCTCAAGTAATGAATGGTCAAGATGATGAAGAAGATGAAGATGAGAAGGATATGGAAGAAGCCATCGAGAAGAGAGTTCAAGAAGTTGACGTAAAAGAACACGTTGATGCTCTTGTCAATGGTGAGGGAGACCTTTCAGAAGAGTTCAAGAGAAAGGCTGCAACAGTATTTGAGGCTGCAGTTAAGTCTAAGATTCGTGACGAGGTTACTCGTTTAGAAAAAGAATACTCATCTGAGTTACAAGAAAATATAGAAAAGACAAAAGGAGAGTTGTCAGAAAAGGTTGATACCTATCTGAACTATGTTGTCGAAGAATGGATGAAGGAAAATGAACTTGCGATTGAACGTGGATTAAAAGGTGAAATCGCAGAAGACTTCATTTCTGGATTGAAGACTCTATTTGAAGATCATTATGTAGATATTCCAGATGAAA